CCACATCATCCGGAACCCTTTACGGAGACGGTGAGAAGGTCAGCGACATTTCACTCGTTACCGGAGCAACCCTGACATTCGGAATCGACAAGCTGACCGCTGCCGACAAGGTAGCGCTTCTTGGCATTACAAAGTCAGCAAAGGGAGTGTCAAGCTACAAGACAACAGACAAGCCGCCAAAGACCGCGATATATTTTGAAATAGAACATGATGATGGGGGCTTTGAAGCAACCTGGCTGTTAGTCGGCAAATGTCAGCCTATCGGACAGAGCGCAACACAGAAGGAGGACAGCATCACCTTCTCGACCGAGAACGTAACGATGAACTTCGTCAGACGTGAGCTCGACAAGGCCGTAATAATGACAGCAGACACCGACGACAGCGACTTCACAACAGCAAATCAGACAGCATTCGCAGCAAGTCCTGATATTTAATCAATAAAAACAAGGAGGCATTATGGCTAAGAAGATCATGACCTGCAAGGCTGCCCCCGAAATAGAGCTACAATTCGACGGGGGAGAGGCAATTCTCCTCCGTTTTGATATAAGATGCCTGTCCAGCATCCAGGAGCTCGAGGGCGGCCTTAAAGATTTTTTAAAACGAGGAATACCGGAGATGGCGGCGGTTATCATATACGCAGCCGGTAAGGACATAAACAAGGACTTCGATGAGGACAAGGCGCGGGAAATCGTCGCCAATATGTCAATCGAAAATATAACGGAGATAATAAAGACCTTCCAGGAATCGGTGGGAGTAAAAGGCGGCGAAGAAGAAGCAAAAAAACTTCTGGCGCAGATCCTGGGAGCGAAATGGAAATAGAAATAGATTTCGATTCGCTTTACTATCTTTACACGGTCAAGCTCGGATTGGACGAGGACGGCTTCTTCCGGTCAACGCTTCCGAGGGTGCTGTATTTAGTAGATAAATGGAGCGAGGAGGAAAAGATAAAAGCCGCAGCGTTATCCGGTCAAAAGATACCGGAACCGCCCAGGACTGCGCGGAGCATCAAGGAGGTTTTAAAGGGATATGGCATCTAATAAGAGAACGATATACCTCGGACTGGATTACTCACAGTTCACGGGTGGGGTAACAGAAATAAATCGAAAAATGGGGCTTCTCGATGCCGAATTTAAACTGGCGACACAGCAGGCGAAGAATTACGGAAGCGAGACAGACCAGCTCGGCATCAAAACCGAATACCTGACGCAGAAAATCGCACTGCAGAGCCAGAAGGTCGAGGAAGCGAAAAAGGCATACGACAATGCCATGAAGTCGAACCAGGCCAGCCAGAAGGAAATTGATGCTCTGGACAAAAAGCTATTAGACGAAAGGCTGAAGCTCGAACAGCTGAACGGACAGCTGCAGGAAAACAAGGAAAAGACCGACAAGGCAACCGGAGCAAACAAGAGCTTCGGGGACGAGATCAGGGACGTGGCATCATCCCTCGGCCTGAACATATCCCCGGCATTGGAGAAGCTGGCGAAGAAATTCGACGGAGTATCCGCAGCAGTCGGGAATGCGGTCCTGGCAATCGGGGCGATGATCACCGGGCTTGTAAAATGCAGCGTGGCAGCAGCAGAGAACGCAGACGAACTTCTGACGCTTGCATCGACAACCGGACTGACAACAGACGAACTGCAGAAATTACAATACGCTTCAAACTTTGTCGATGTTGAGTTCAACACGATGGTGGGGCTTACTACCAAGCTCGAGCAGACGATGATCAAGGCAAAGAACGGAGCCGATGGAGCCGCCGATGTATTTAAGAAGCTGCACATCAGGGTGAAGGATTCCAGAGGAGCGCTGAGAGATCAGAACGAAGTGTTCATGGAAGCAATCGACGCGCTCGGCAAGGTCAAAAACTCGACCGAGAGGGATGCGCTGGCTTTTGAGCTTTTCGGGAAATCAGCAAAGGAACTCAATCCCTTAATCGAGAAGGGAAGCAAGGGACTGCAAGAGCTATATGAGGAAGCGGACAAGCTCGGCATAGTAATGAGCGGGGACGACCTGCAGGCATTGGGAGAACTTCAGGACGCATTCGGCAGATTCGACGCAACAACGCAGGCACTGAAGAACAGCCTGGGGCTCGCCCTTCTGCCGATCCTTACGGCGCTATTTGAGGCGATATCATCCATCCCGACACCGGTCCTTAAAACGCTGGTAATATTGGCGGGAATGGTAACAACAATCGTGCTGATAGTAAAGGCAATCAAGAGCCTGACGGATACCGGGAAAGCCATTGGGGAATTTTTCAAGACCTTTTCACTTTCCGGAGCAAAGACAGCTGCGATTATCATCGGAGTTGTGGCTGCATTGATAGCCCTCGCCGCAATCATAGCCGTTATTATAGGCAAATCGGACGATCTGAACCGCTCAATGGACGCAATAGGGAAAAGTACCCAGAATGTCACAGACACGGTAAATGGGGCACAGGCGGCCGTCAACAGGACGAATGTCAATTACACGATGCGGAACGCATCAGGAACGGAGAACTTCCCAGGAGGCAAAACCTGGATAGGCGAATCCGGTCCGGAGCTGGTAACTTTGCCGAAGGGATCCAAGATCACACCTGCAAACGAGGCAGCCGCAGCAGGAACGACGATAAATTATAACTATATCACAATAGACGCGAAGAACGTACAAGACTTTAATCGAGTAGTTGACCTCGCGCAGCAGCAGCGAATGGGAATAAGGAGGACATGAGATGGGATCGTCAACACTCACAATAAACAAAGGTACCTGGATATATGAAAATGATCAGACACCACATACCTCCGACACCCTATTGAGGAGTGACTGGTACACAGACAAGCACACGGCCGTGGCGCAGTTTGTGATTCCAAATAATTTAAGATATAAGCGATTTATAAATGCCACTTTGACATTCTATTCAACGGAAGGAATGCCAGGCTGGACCGGAGGCGGTGTGCGTCTATCACCATATAAGACCGGGGACACCTTAAACGAATTGATCTGGAGCAATGTGAGTAATCTTGGCGAACGCGGCGACATCATAGTGGCTGAACGATTCGACTTTGATGAAAACAAAACATATCCGCGCTGGCGATCTTTGGATATCACGGGTATTTTTAAAGATTATATCGTAGACGGGACTTATTATACAGTAATGATAAATGCCGTGCCCGGCTTTTCATATCCGAACATTTACGATTATGACCATTACACCGGAATTGGAAATGCTAACCTTTCCGGATACGAGACAAAGCTTATCCTCACATACGAGGATGTCCCGCAGCTTCCGCCGAGCCCGTCATATCCCGTCGGAACATATGTAAGCGAAGACACTGACCTGCTTTTTGCATGGAACTGGGAAACGACAACAGGATCCAGCCAGGCAGCAGTGCAGCTCGAATATAAACTGAAGACCGCAGAAAGCTGGACGGTGGTCAGCCTGACGCAGACAAACCACACATATTTATTAACCGGAGGTTTATCTGTTCAAGGAGTATATCAATGGAGGATCAAAGGCACGAACGATGCCGGCGAAGTATCGGACTACTCTTCTATTGCAGAATTTAACGTAGTAGGCCAGCCTGCAGCACCGGTGATTGATAATGTACCAAACAAGGCGCTGACAACGATCACATGGACCACAACGGACCAGAACGCATTCGACATACAAATAATTGATTCGAATAACAAAACGGTCATAAATGACAGCGTAGCATCGTCTGTGGCCAGCTATAAGCCGAATATATTCTTAAAAGGCTCATACACCGCAAAGGTCAGGGTGAGAAATTCGACCGGACTTGTATCCAACTGGGGAACGAAAGCCTTCACGATAAACGCGGCAGGCCCAGCGGCTCCGAATATACAGCTTTACCAGGACGACACACACATTTTAATCGAAACGATGTATGCTGCCGGTTACAATTATGCGGTCGTAAGGACGGAGGGCGAGGACGGTCCGGAGAAGATTCTGGGAAGGATGCCCGTCGGAACTTTTACGGATTCGACCTTCGGATTCGGCAAACAATACAAGTATGTTGTAAGAGTATGGGAAAGCGGAGGATATACGGACTCGGATCCCGAAAGAGTCTGCTATCCTAAAATATCCATAGTCCTGCAGACAGAGGACGACGAGCTGGAAATCGACAAGTCAGAAGAAATCTATCTGCCATATACGGAGGACATCAACGGGGAAATGGCAGTATATAACTGCATCGGGCGGGAGCTTCCGGTGGTCGAGCATGGGGCTTTTGAATCAAGGGCATTCAAAACAAGGATTTATATTGAGGATGAGGACCAGAAGGAAAGGCTCGTGGCAATGTCAAGGAAAAACCGCATCTTTTACCGCGATTATTCCGGGCGGGCATTCCCCGTGGCAATACAGCCGCCGATTACTTTCGCACGATGGATGAGCGAAGGATACATGGCAGAAATGACATTTATCCGGATAGCCGACACGGAGGTGGTCGTAAATGTATAGTTTAGCTCAGAACGGATACACATGGGCGCAGGTTCTGGAACTTATGAAACAATCCAGGACGGTGACATATGGATTTGATATCCTGGACAAAAACGACGTAGCAATCGGGGAGGTTCACTCCCCGGATTGCAAAATATTTAATAACATAGACGCAACGATCCAGAGATCGGCTTCGCTGACCATCATCGAGGACAAAGAGATCGATTTCACATCGGAGAGATTAAGACCGTACATGAAGCTAAAAACACCGAACGGGATCCTGACATATCCCCTCGGAGTATTCCTCATGTCAAGCCCCGCAAGACAGGCAAGCGGCGGAGCGATCAGGAGAAGCGTGGAATGTTACGACAAAATGCAGATTTTGAACGATGACCGATTCGACAGCCGATACACAGTCCCTGCGGGCACATCATACACCGCAGCGGTGGCAAATATAGTATTATCCGCAGGCATAATGCAATGCGATATAGCACCATCGGAGCTGGAAACAGTAACCGCGATGGAGTTCCCGATCGGGACAAGCAAACTTTCAGCCTGCAACGACCTTCTGGCAGCTATCAATTATTATCCGTTATATGCGGACAGCTTCGGCTTCGTAAGGTCCAGAGAATACGAACTGCCGGACGGACGCAGCATCGATGCATTTTATGCGACAGACAAGGCTTCAATCATACAGCCGGGAGCTCAGGAGGAGCTGGACATTTTCGGGGCACCGAACAAGATCGTGCGATATCTGGAGAACGCTGAAAGACAATACATAATAGCAAGCGTTACAAACGACGATCCGAACAGCAAGCTGTCAACGGTCAGCCGGGGACGAGTGATAACAGATATCGCGGCTGTTTCAGATATAGCAAACCAGGGCTCGCTTGACGCATATGTCGCACGAGTAATGGCCGAGAGCAAAGTCTATCAAAAGATAGTATTTGAAACACTAAACATGCCGAATCACGAATACAACGACTGCTTATACGTCAACGATTCGGAGCTGGACATAGCCGGCAAATATACAGAGATTGCCTGGGAGATGGACCTCTGGACAGGCGGCAAAATGAAACATCAATGCAGGAAGGCGGTGGGCTTGTAAATGCTATTCGATAACGTAATAGAACAGATTCAGGCATCCAAGAAGGAGGAGGCCGAGGTCGTGATCGTCAAGCTCGGTGAGGTAACATCAGTAACACCAGGCGGCCGCGCATACGTCAAACTGTACGGAGACGGAGCACCATCGACAAAGCTTTATACATATATCGACGGATACTTCCCGGAAGCAGGCGACAAGGTAGCACTGCTGCCCCAGGGAAAGACCTATATAATACTCGGCAAGGTCAACGAAAAGGATCCCGTGGAAATATATGCCAGGATCAAGTGGGTGGAGGAAAACTTCTGCCCAATCGAGTACAAGCACAAGCTCGAAGACGCAGCTGACTCCAGCGAGGTTTTATCTTTTTCCGGGTATTCGCTCATCCCGACATCAGACAATAAGGACATCCTGGGAAGCGCAGCGAAGAACTTCAAGGAGATTTTTATCAAGAAGCTCACCCTTGAAGGGGAATCCTTCACAAAGATATATCAAGACCGAATCTTTGTTAAGGACGGAAACAACATATATTCGCTAATAGCGACATACGCAGCCGGAACGATAACGCTCACACCGTCCACCAATGATTCATGGGCACTCGGAACGAGCGCAGCGAAGCTGAAGGAGATCTGGACCGGACTATTCAGGGGAGCATGGAAAAGCGGACAATCGACAGAGCGACAGCTTTCATGGAATAGCTCAAATGCACTGGTACCGGACAGCAACGAGGCGGTGGATTTGGGATCCAGCTCACTGCATTTCAAAGACCTATACATCCGGAGAGTGATCGGAGCATTCGCACACGACAGCACAAACGGATATATCGCCTGGACTTCGGCAACAGTCCTCGCACCATCAGCGACGGACAGCATCGAACTGGGAGCCGCAGCGAAGCAGTTCAACAAGGTTTATACAAAATCAATTTTTATAAACGGGACAGAGTTCCTGCCGGGCAATATAACGGTGGACAAATTGCAAATCACATACGGCGGAGCAAATAAGGATTTGACACTATCCGCCGACTCAAGCGGA